TGCTTTATGCAAATGTGATAAAACCATTTTATTATATTCATCTGATAAACCAGATGTAATATGTACTATTGAATCTTTAGCAATCTTTAAGCCCTGTGCTCCACCCGCTGCTAATGGGTCTGGTGTTTGATAAGCTTTACTATGAAAACCTTTATCATTATAAACAAAGAACTCTTTTACTACTTTAACAACAGTATATCCACCTTTTCGTTCTTTCTTCGTTTGTCTTACTTTTCTTATTTTTCTTGGATCAATATATCTAAGCTCTTGTATCCCTTGTTCTACGTCAGTTTCATCTACTACTGCATGAAAGTATAGCCTTCCATCTACATACCACTTACGGAAGAGCTCATAGCCTGATTGAGTGAGAAATAAAAGCTCACATGACTTTTTAAATTCTTCTTTAATACGTTTTTTAATTGATACGGAAAGATCTAGATTGTCAAGATTTATATCTACAACAGGCTGTGTAGGATCACTAATAATAGTTTCGTTAATTATATCATCAATAGCATGTTCAACTTCAGGTTGAAGTGCCATTTTTCTATAACGTGTAACTAGCTCTGCTTCGTTTTTAGCAGTGCCTTCAAGATCCACATAGGTACCATACATCCCTCCGGATGTAGTAACGTTGACTGCCCCGTCATCGTATTGTGGAGTTACAAAAGATTGAGCTTTAGATTCAGGTTTCCCTTCATCTGCTCGTTTGATTTCAAAGCCGAATAATTGAGCCATTTAGAATCTCCATAATGAAAATAGCAGAGAAGCGGACAGTAGTCCGCTCTCTTTCAAATATTTATGTGCCCGCGTTACCAGTAACACCGCTAACAGTCCAGTAATCATATTGAAATGAAACGTCAAATTGAGCTATTTCATCAACTGATTCCCAGCTAAGCGGAATCTCAGTAATGTCTGTTGGGAATATTCCTACAAACTTATACTCTCTGATAGGTACACCTGTCTTAGAGAATTGAGTAACTGTTGCATCAGTTTTATATTCTGATGGGCTAGCCCCTCCAAACTCTCTTAAATTGCCTACGTGGCTGTTAATTGCATGAGACCACTCTTCCATAGCATTTCTGATAAGAAAGTCTTCATCGTTGATGACTGTAACAGGCCATGGAGCAAATATCCTGTTGCCAGCAACTTTAAATTTTCTTCCGAAATATGGAACCTCTACAAGACCCAGAGACGAAGCTGGAAGTTGTGAAGCCTTCACCATGAAAGGAGTTTTAAGATCCCCAGCACCATTAACAGGATTATTAATCCTTACTTGGAACAGGGAAGGACGTGCACCGCCTAATACTAGCTGCGATCTAATTTCATTTATATTAAATGCCATCTCTCTTTACTCCTTAAAATTTACCAACTACTTCTGAGAACTCTACTCCTGACCTTACGGCTACGAAGTTAAGTTGTATAAAGTTAATTGATTTAGCAGGCTTGACATATATATCACCTACAAATTCGTTTCTATCTATTACTTCTCCAGTATTGTTTGAATCGTCACAAACAACTCTAAAGTCGTATATACCTCTTCGTCCTTGTACATCTCTTAAGAATGGTTCAATAAGGTTAACAAACTGAGCTCTCGTAAACTCATCATTAAATTCGAATAATGAGAATTGAGCTGCATTACTAATTGCTTTTTCAAGTACGATGAATAGACGTCTTACGTTAATTCTATCAAAAGCACTTGGCTTAGCTAGTAATGTTTTGTCTCCAAATAGAACTGTTCCTTGTCCTGGGAATGAAACAACTGGGTTAACACCAGCTTTATAGAGTTGATCTCTAAATGCTAGTCTTGGATTGAATGCTAATTTAACAACATTCTTAATTTGACCTCTGTTGAACCCACCTGGAGAGAACCAAGCATCTCTTTCGCCATCTGTTCTAGCACATAGGCCAGCAATGTCACCATTTAATGGAACGTATCTATATACGTCACCGAACTTATCGTATTGATATTTGTAACCACTGTCTATGATACCGTATGATGAAGATCTGCAAGAGTTTCTAAATGCAATTACGTTATCTGTTTGTGTAGATAAGCTTGTTACGTCTACAACATCAGCTCTATCTGGAGAACCGAATACAACGCAATCTTTTCTTACTTCACAAATGTTATCTATAATGTAGTTAAGTAGTCCTTCTCCATTACTACCACCCACTGCTTTACCAGTTAATAGTAATGAAATATCAACGTCAGCTGCGTCTGAGAATAGATCGTAGCCTACTGCTAGATCTCCTAAACTAATTGCTGACTCGGCATTGCCGTCTGCACCACCTGAGAAATCATATTTTCTTGGTAATGCTGTTGAAAGAGCTGCCATTGCAGAACCTAGACCTGATGTTAATGGATTATTAACTACATAGATCCAATTAGATGAATTATCGATCTTATCTTTCCAGTATAAAGATTCACCTGATTCGTTTTTAGCGTCTGTTGCTCTTGAGAGGTTTGACCACTTCTCTAAAATTGTTCCTTTTACGCCTGAGATATCTCCATTACCGTCTACTACAACGACGTGGACCTCATCTCCTGCACCACCTTTGCCTTCAACATAAGGAGATGTACCTGGAGCAGCGTCAAAGTTATCTACATAACCCCAACTTCTCTCTAATACTGTCTCGCTAATGTTTGTTGCTAATGTGTATCTGTTCTCAAATGTAATGACCCTTGTTGCGCTGATAATATCTGTACCACCACCATCTTGATCTAATACGTCTGAGCTGTCTGCTGCTATAGATTTAACTTGTAGTTTTTGCTCACCAATTGATGAATTACCTACTTTAATTAAATCACCTACCTGGATATCTGCTACAACTTCATCTAAATAAGCTGAAGCTTGTGCATTAGAAATACCTGTACCTGATGTAATAATTGTTAAGTTAGCTGTTAAGCTGCCTGTTACAAAGTCCAAAGAACCAGAAGTTATATGATTAGTATTACCAGCTGTGGCAATAGTTACATTACTTTCAAATGCAGCTGCAGAATCACATACTTCAACTTTTAGCCCGTCGCCTTTAGCGCCTGGATACTTAGCTACAACAATATGATCAGCGTTAGCAGTATAGCTAACTGCATCAAATTCAACTTTGTTCTTAATTAATACACCAGAAGTGTTACCACCACTTCCTGATACGATACCAGTAGAGTTAAGCGCAGCACTTGAAACTGTTCTGACAACGTATAACTTGTTGCCATAGTTTAAAAAGTTTGATGCGGTAAAGAATGTTTCGAAGTTGGATGCTTTTGGTTCACCAAAACGTGATACTAAAGAAGTTTCGCTATCAACGAGAACTCTTTGCTCAACAGGACCCCACTCAAATACACCAGCTATTGCACCTTCCGTTGTGGAAACTGCAGGCACTACTGTAGTTAAGTCGACTTCGCTAACATTTACACCGGGACTGACTTGAAATGCCATCTTATGCTCCTATATTAAAAATTCAAATAGTTTGAATATATTTATTAAAACCTAGGGTTAGAAAACTACCAGCTCCCCTCTTGGAGATAACCATCTGCTACAGGTTCAATACCATCTTCTACGAACCCGAATGGAAGCATATCATCTTCTATCATCTTGGCGTGTTGATCCTGAGTATGTTTTCTAACGTCTGTTTGTGTTAACTCTTTAAAATAATCTTGAATGCTCAACCAACCATATAATACCAAACACATAACTAAGTCATCATGACAGCCACCTTCTGCTTCATATGACTCACCTTTTTGAGCAAAATGAGTAAGCTCTTCTAAAATTTTATAATCAGTTATAAATAGACTATCATTTTCTATTAATGTCTTTAGATTTAGGCATCCTGTTCTTTTGACTTGCTTAGTAGTTCTAACGCCAAAATACTGTCCTCCTGATCCAAATCCTGATGATAAAACCTGTCCAGCTCTACCTCTTGCAGCTGACATTAACACGTTTTCTATTTCTAGATCATTATGTATTGACTCGGCTACTGACATTCCTATATCATTCGACTCAATAAGCATATAAGCATTGTTATATTTTCTTGCTAATCCTGCTATTACTTGAGGAAAATTCATAGGAGATATTTCGTTATTCTGATATACAGCAACTACCCTTGATGGTATTTCTGTTACGTCTATAACTACAACTGCTGAGTAATCGTTGTTTACCCCTCTTGCTGTATCACAAATAGCAACATACATATGATCTTTCTGTTGCTCTTCATAAATTCTATAATGTTCATTTTCGGTTATTGGTCTTTTATATACTAATCTTTTTAATACAGATGGTGATATAAGAGTATTAGATGATCCAATAAACTCACATTCAAACTCAACTCTAAATTGATCAGCAGATGTATTTCTTATCGTCTGTTCTTTCCATTCTTTATCTCTACCAGGTACATCAGACCAATGAACATCAATTCTTTCATACTCGTTTATACCTTCTTCACTATCATTCCATATCTTATAGAATAAATTAAGACCGTTCGGGGTTGAAGTAATAAGTACTTTAGAAGTTTTACCAGATGAAATCGTAGGATATACAGAAGCAAAGAACTCTTCTTGTATATGCATAGGCACAAAAGCAAACTCATCTAAGTAAATAAGGTTAAATGATCCACCCCTGATAGCTGATGCTGAAGTAGAAGCTGCTAATATCTTAGAACCGTTCTCTAATTCAACATTACCTTTGTTCCATTCTACTACCCCTAATTGAAGCCATCTAGGTAAATGTTCATATGCTAAAGATATTCTAGCTAAAATTTCTCTTGATTGTTGTGATTTGTGAGCTAGGATAGCTATACTAAATGATTCATTAAACATTAGATACCATAATAAGGTAGCAGCAATGGTAGTTGTTTTACCTGACTGTCTAGGCATCTTACATATTACGAATCTCTCATCTTGAACTAATTGAACTATATCTTCTTGAAAGTCATATAGATTAAAAGGGACTAAACCCTCGTCAATATTTACAATTTGAATATAATTTTGAATAAAATAAACACAATCTTGAGAGCACTTTACAAACTCTTCTATTTGCTCCGGAGTAAACTCTTGTGAAACATTAGCTCGCTTAAGGTTAGGATTACCTAAGTAATTTTCTCTAGCTTGATTCATTTATTTGTTTCTTAATAAGCTTTTGTAAGTCACCTGTGCTACCCACAAATAATGTATTGTTAACAGTTGATGGACTTTTGCCTCCATTAGCAGTTGTTTCAATATTTTGTTTCTTTTTAGATAGGTCCATTAATGCTATGTTAGCATCAGATAATGTTCTTACTAAAGTAGCAACTACTTCAAAAGCTCTTGGGTGCTGAGATTGTTGTGCAACTTCTAAAAGTTCAGTAAGAGCATTAGAGCCGTTTTCAATAACTTGATATAGATTACCTCTTGCATACTCAAAGTCATTGTCAAGCTTACTATCGCTAACAATTTCTTTTGCTTTAGTTATATCTTTCTTAAGAGGTTCAAGTTCTAAAAACTCACCAATAGTGTCTTTATTATCCATTAAAATATTTATCTGTCACGAATCCATAGTTATCATTTGCACTGACGCTATCAGTATTTATAGCAACGGTACTATTAGATGTTGGATTACCGTTAGCGTCTAATCCAGGAGTTATAGTTATTCTGCTGGCAGGTGTTGCAATACTATTAATAGTAAATACTCCTGGTGCTCCCGGATCAACATAAAATTGAGTATTTGCTTTCTTAATAAGACCTTTCTTATTTTCTACAGGACCAAATACATATCCCTTAATATCAAATCTTAAAGTATGAATCTGATGTATTTAAACTCTGAAATACAACTGGTATATCAAACCCAAAATCTAAACCATCTATTAATTTTAATGTAGCTGTAAACTCAGGAGTAAAATATGGTAAAATTTGTTCTAAAATTCTTACTCCATCTTCTGCATTCTTAACCATAACAGCTAATTCAAAACCTATATTAAACGGAGTTGGAGTTCCTACACTTGATAGATTAAATGATTCGTCTCTTTTAGCCTGTACTAGATCTCTCATAGGATTCATTCTACGCTCAGGATCATATTGAAAAGAAATCATTTCAAAAGACATTCTTGGTAATTGTATTTGAATTTGTCTATCTAAATTAGGATCTACATTTAGTCTTTCAATAAACTTTTGTCTTGGTCCGTATGAAATAGGCACACGCATAGTCTGAATAGTTTCACCAGCATTATTCTCTCTATCTATTTCAATATTATTAAAAAGAGTTCCAAAGTAAACTACATACTTTCTAATAACACCGTTGTAATATTTCTTACCAAACATTAAAAGTTATTCTCACTAAATGGATTAAACTCACTAAAGTCAATAAATTCTAATCCTTCGTCTTGGAAGAATGTAGAATCATCATCCTTATCTTGAGTTCT